GTTTCATTTCTTCCATGATTCTTGTTTTTTGGGGTTATTGGTTTTCATAATCCTGCATTTCAGGTTCGTCTTCCATCAGCATAGCCTCTCCGTTGGCGTATGCCCAGTCAGCCAATTCACTATAAAACTCGGCTGCATCTTGCTTCTCCATATCAGAGGCAAGCAGGTTGATTTCCTTTTTCAGATTCTCTAAAATCTTTGTGTTTCTATTTTCCATATCCTATCAGTTTGCCGGAGCATCAGGGTCAATCTGAATGAGTGATACCATGCTCACGGGGTTAATCGTTTGCTTTTCTTTCCTGGGCTTCAAGCCGCCTTTCCGTTGTATGGACCGAAGCTTTACCGCCAGTTCATCCAGTTCGTCCACCGTAATCTGTCTGAACGCTTTGCCGACTATTCGGGGATTACTGCAGAAGTCATTGATTCGTGCCCAGTCGGATGTATCTATGCCCAGCTTCTGCATCAGGTTCAGACAGAGACTCCGTTTCCGCCGCAGCTCCTCACGCAGCTTCTGTCGCCATTCGTCTTGTCCGCTCAGCTTCTCCAGAGCCGTACAGCAGGCTTCATACTCCTTGGCTGTCATTTCCTTCAGACTGTCCGTCCGGTTCCACGTGTACTGCAGCACAATGCTTTTCTTGAATTCTTCCCGGTCTCCTGTACAGGGAAGCTTGTTGAACAATGTGTAGAACCGGGCGAAATTGGTTACTTCCTGTGCCATGTCATTTACCATTAAGAATCATTTCACATTCCGTTGATTTGGTACTGACACGATAAATTATCTTATCCGGCTTCACTGATTTACCTTTGTATTCAGCCTCAATTTGCTTAGCAAATATCTTTTTGAACTCATCACCCATTTTAGAAAGTATTTCTTTATTGTACTCCCCGCAAAAACCTATGCGTGAGGATTGGATTTCACGAATTGTTCCTCTATATACCGTAGCGGTCAACTTCATCACCACAACACCGGTTTCCATTTTTATTTTTCCCATATCGACTAATTTTATTCAAACAACACTTTAATGCCACACGAACTGGCCACGTCAAGTTCCAGTTTGGCTCCCTTGCTCAGTTCCCAGTCCTTCAGCATATAGATATAGTCACAAGCCAGCAACAGGGCAATGTCGGCCCGCATGTGGGCTCTCCAATGAGCTTCATCCGGCAATCCGTTCCTGAAAGGGTTTACAGGGTCATAGCCTTGTGCCTTCAGTTCCTCCTCGGCACGGCTGAAGGCTTCCTTGCGCTCATCCATGTCATAATGCGCGATAGCTCCGCTGATGTACACCTTCCCGGCACCGGTCGCCTCACCGCGCTGATAAGCCTTGTGCCGTTCCCACCGTTCCGGAACGACCACACTGTAGTTGCACGATTGGCAGCAGCAGCCTTCTTCTTTCACCGGGAACGGATTGTATCCGTAGCCCTCATACTCTTTGCCGCAGATGCAGCACACTTTCTTTTCTTCTTTCTTTTCCATCACTTCAAATCTTTTTAATGTTTACTTTACAACTTGGATTCCATATCAGCACATTACGTGCAAACAAGACATCACCCGTTTCTATTACGACATGACCGGGCATTTTCGCTCTTCTCACTTTTAAGTCGCTTTGGATGTTTCGCTCCAGCCAGTCATCCAATACGGACCGGCTGGAATTTCCGTCCAGCAGTATCTGGAACACTTCAGTTCCGGTGTAGCTTTCAAAAGCCTTCTCGTTATTATCCATAATCATTTTGGTAAATTATTACTTGTTTGAATGATTCCGTCTTCCCATACCACATAATAGCTTCCCGGGTCTCCAATGGCGCGTCCTTGACAATAAGCTTTATAACCGACCACCCGAATCTTCATATCACAGATATATTTCAATCTTACTGCACCGCCACCCATCGGCTGGCTTTTCTTTTCCTGGCTGATCCAGATGAAACATTTCTTCGGAAAGGTTTCCATCAGTTCCACAGCCTGCGGATAATCCCATCCGGCCACCTGAAAGGAATCGATGATGATAAACTTCGGGCTTTTCGGTTTTTTCAGTCTGGCAATCACTTCCTCCAGACTGCCTTCTGTCACCACACGAAATTTACCCTGCACCTCATTCATCTTCAGATAACCCATACGCCGTTGGAAGCTTTGGTTGATTTTCTCTTCGTAACTCATGTACAGCACCGTCCCATAGTTGCACAGTTCCTTTCCAAGTTGCATCACAAAGCTGCTTTTCCCACTGGCACTGGCACCGCTGATGAACCACGAAGCGTTCTCTGCCGGGAACCCGAAAGGTTTGCTCCATTTCTCATCCCACGGCAGAGTAACCCATTTCTTGGCGGCTATTTCCTTCGGACTGTACGCACGCTTCATTATTCCGCTGTCATTTTAAGTTTCTCAATCTCGGTATAGACTCTTCTCAAACCACCGCATGTCTTCCGTACAATCTGGGCTATATCAGCCCCCGCAGGAGCATTTACCTTGGCTACAATACGTGCCTGGTTGTTCAAGAACTGTTCGCGCTCCTTTCCATCATCCGGAGTCACCTTGCTGTACCGGTCACCATAACGGCTCAACATTTCGGTATAGCCCACCTTCTTACATTCTATGGACCGGTTGATTTTCTCTTTCAATCCGTCTGCCCCCATCATATACCAGGCGCAGCAGCGCTCAGTGGCATTCCATAAGGCCTTCAGTTCCAGGAAAGCTTCATACTGCAGGTCGCCTGCTTCATCGAGGATGATAAGCGGGGTTTCCATCGAACGGAGGTAATATACCAGGTCTTCATACACATCAGAATACTTCCCCTTGCTGTCCACACCAAACTCTGCAGCAATCTTGCGTACCAACTTCAATTTTGTCTTTACCTGCGAGCAGTCGATATAAACGGCATTCTTGTGGCTTTGCACATAATAACGTGCCGTGAAAGTCTTGCCGATATTGGGCATGTCGCACAAGATGCCCGACAGACTGGACTGCTGTGAGAACTCCAGCTGGGCAGTTATATATTCAAAGGTCGGGGTCTTGGCTGCTTTCCATTCCATTTCACCACGGAGGTTCACCCCTAATTTGCGGGCAATGCTTATCCAGTTGGCATCGCTCAGGGCTTTGTCTGTCTGTCCGTTCTTGATTGCACTGTACACAGATGTACTGATGGCTAAAGAGGCAGCATGCTTGGCATCACTGGGATAGTTCGCACGGTTGGCGGCTATCGCTGCTAAAATCTTCTGTTTTTGCGCTTCTGTAATCATAATTCTAACGCTGTTTTAATGTTGTTCTAATTCTATTCTTACATGTCACTGATGGCCCTCATTGCCTCGCTTATTCCGGAGTGCCATTCATAATCTGATTCCGGATCTGCCGACAATTCGGCTGGCAAATCATCGGATAGTTCCACCGGGGGAAGTTCCAGTTCCTCTTCCGGGTCATCCGTTGGCTGATCCGGTGTACCGGTTCCCACCTTTCCGATGGCGTGGTCATTGAGGTATTTGCTGAAATGACTCAGAACTTTGTTTTGCTCTGTATAGGCTACCCGGTCTTCTTCGGTCTGTTCTGCCATCACCCGGTTGTAAGTCACTACCGGACGAACCTTGTCAAGGTAGCGGTCGTTCTGGTACAGGAAGACATCCGTAGGCTTGCCCTCTTCATCCGGCAGATAGTAAGCCGTCACCTTGCGGTTGTTTGGTTCCAGCTGCTCCAGCACTTCCGGACCGCTCAGCCACCAGTCCGCATTTGCCACACGTACTGTGGAATTTCTACGAATACTGGTATCTACCTTTTCTCCGATATATCTGCTCAAGGTCAGTTTATCAAGCGGTCGAAGGGTCGGATTGATTTTGGCTACGAGCACATCCCAACGGGTCATTCCGGGATATTTCTTTTGATTGGGGTGAAGCGTATTGTTCCATTCTTCACAATCGCGCCGGTCGTCCGCCACAAGCTCTTCAAACGTATAATACTTTCTGTCTTCCCAGGTGTGGTTGCTGCTGTCACTCACTTTCTTCTGGTCCACCCGCCGTGCACCTTTGTTATGCCAGCGACCAATGGCTTCATGGTTCTTATGTGCTATGGTTGTCTTGAACGCACCGTTCAGAGCTTCAGCATATTTCTCCTGTGAGTTCTGTGGGGCACAGAAATGCACAAACTTAAATACCTCACCTGCCTTCAGGAATCCTTCTTTATACTTGCTCATCAAGTGCTGCTCCACCTCAATACCGGCTGGAATACCCCATCCGTTGCGTTCGATGAGCCGGAACATATCACGAAAACAGTCCACTACCAAGGCATCATCCTTATCCCGCCCGTAGGCCAGCCCGATACGGCACTGGCTCACCACATCATAAGCATAATAGGCATGCACATACTCGCCGCCTTTCATCCGACGCGGCAAATCCACGTCATCCATCGTTATTTGTGACAGGGAGAACTTACCACCATGGCGGTGCATGTGCGGCATTTGCTCATGATAGAATTCCATACGTCCACGCAAGGCTTTTTCTATCAGCAGCTGGCTTGCCGGGTTGTTCAGTATGTTCCGGATAGTGCTTTCGCTCAGTTCTTTCGGTTCCCCGTTCTTATCCGTAAAGTTTTCCGGATTGAATATCTCTCCTGTTTCCAGATCCCATACTTCCAGTTCACCGCATACAAACGACAGATACATTTCATGCACATCACTGCCGTATGGTTGGTTGGGAAGTACTTTCAAACTCATCACCAGGCGTTCGTCCATGTGAGTTACCTTCCGTTTGTTCTGGTTGCCGAATTTTCCGGTTATCAAACATTCATAACCGTATTGCTTATATTCGTTCACTTTCTTGCGGAAACGAAGGGTACTGGCAGGAAGATCATGACCAAAGTCTTCGCGTAGGGTCTCGATGGTGGTGGCCATCATGTCCCAGTTATATTTTTCACCCATCAGTTTTCGGTAATCATTGCTTCTGTTATAAAGCTTGATACAAGTATTCAACACGGAAGCATTCACCGCATATTTCCGGGCAAGTTCGTCTGTTGCTCTGTTGCTGGAAGAATGAGAAGCCCAATCCAAAAAATAGGCTACTGCAGCCTGATCCAGCACATAGTTTGAGAGTATCCAGTGGCGAAGTGCCTGCTCTGTTCCACCGGGGTTGTCTTCCTTCACCCGTTCCAGACACTCGGTAGGCAGGCTATTGAGGGCGACCAACGCGCAATTTCCAGCAGCACCTCCACCACGACGCACCACCTTGATACGGCCACGGTTCACCCAGTTCCTGTAGCAGGATTCGGTGATATAGCCGCCATCTATGAGCTCTCGTGCAGAAATACACTGTATGTTACCGTAATACACCAACATAGCCACCTCCTATCTTAATGCAGATGCAAACGCTTTTATGTGGTCAATTTCCGAAACCATTACATGCTCGTAAGTCTTCACTGTTTCTCCTTTGAATATTACCTGGCCGCTACCATCCTTGCGGTCAAGCTCTATAAGAGCACCATTGGGACAATATAGGCGGGATACTTTGTCATAGTCGTGAAAAACCTCCACCTCCGGAATAACAACCATCACAATACCGCCACGGTCCATGGCCAACTTACGGATCTTTGCAGAAAGTTCGGAGTTACCACGACGGTCATCAAAACGGATAGCGTTATAAACAGTCTTCTCTGTCACGTTGAGGGCCTTTGCGATAAAGTCGCGGTCAGCTTTCGTAATGTGAATGTACCTCTTGTTCATATCTCACTTATTTTAATGATTAATATTGGAGGGAGTCCGGGGAATCGAACCCCGGCGCAAGAACCATGCACTCCCGTGTGTCTTTCCACACTGTCACCCGTCTCTTAACGCCTTCCGGGTCGTCACGCTGGGTTATCCTGAGTATCTTTACTTGATTGATTCTTTAATTCCACATTCCGAATGGTCTGCAGCAGCTCTGCTTGAAAACATACACACATTGTATAGACCTCATCTTTAAATCTTGAATTCTGCACTGGTTCTACATCTTTCATCTGAATAATGGCACTGGTTAATTCGTTCATCAGGTTATCCAGCGTCTTGGGATCTACTTCCATCAATAATGTCTCTTTCATAATCTTATACTTAAAAATCGCTAATCACACGCCTTTTTTGTATCTTTGGCGCGGTGTTCTTTTTTGAACACGTCACAAAGATAGTATGAATATCTCATACTTCAAAACGATTTAGTGTAATTTTTCATACTTAGAAGCAAATATGAATGAAAATCTCAGATTTATAAGCATAATCGACGAATTGAAGTCTAAAGGTGTGATTGCCGACTATGTACAAGTTGCAGCCAATTTACAAACTAATAAAGCAGGGATTAGCGATATAAAATCCGGGAGGAAGAAATTATCTATCGACCTACTTCGCCGTATGAAATTATCATACCCAAATATTAATATAGAATGGGTTATTATGGGTGAAGGAGAAATGTTTCATACGGATACACCAGCCTCAAACAAGCCCCAAACCCCGGAACTCTCCTCTCTCCTTGCCTTAATTCGCGAAAAAGAAGAAATCATCAGGGAACAAGATAGAGAAATCGGACGCTTAGAGGAACGAATCCGGCAAATGACAATCGAAAAGGAAAAACATGTATCGGATGCGTCCATTTCCGGTACTGCAAATGTCGGGTAGGCGGATTTACTGTTACCATACACCGGTGATGGGAAACGAAGCGTACCCCCTATCATCCCCCATGATGTCCCCCTCCCAAGCAATCCCCCTCCCCTACCTTCATATATGGGTATAAAAACACTGATATTGGGGCATTTAAAAACTAAAGCGTGAAAAATGATAGGTTTTTAGGGGGGGGCTATCAAATAAAAAACGAGGGGTATTTTTAAAATTATAGTATTTTAGTACGTCTGTATCGCACACCGCCAAAACCCTATTTTGAATATCCAGTTCTATAAAAGTGAATATCCACTTTGAACATCCACCTGAATATCCAGCGTCAAAAAAGACCGATTTCAAGCACAAAAAAAAGGAGGTATAACCACCTCCCCACACTGGATCATTCTAAAGCCGCTTTTGTCGCGTTTTTAGCCGCTTATTATTCGCCTGATACATTTCCACTACGCCCGCAAGAAATGAGCGTAGATTGCTTTATTATAGCCTTTTTGGTGCATATAGTACCGTTCCCAGATAATCCTGCATGAAGCAGATAATTCTTCGTTGCGCCCACCTGTTCTGCCGTAAAAACCGTATAAACCGCCGAAATGCTGCTGAAATACCAATCTTTCCGCTTTGTTCCGTCTATTCCGTGCGTCAAATGCACATGTATTACCTTTGCCATAGCTAATAATATTTTGGCACAAATATACCAAATAACTATTATATGGAATAATTTAAGCAGCGTTATATCAAATAATCAGGCACAAAAAAAGCAGCCGCAGCTGCCATACACTCCCCCACCCGAATCAACCATGTAAGCCCTATGTAAACCCAATTAAACTTATCTGCAAATCTGTATGCCTAAAAAGCATCTAAATGTAGCTGCAAATTAAACGCACGTAAACGTTTCGTTTTGCAGAGCCATCCACTCATATCTTGCACAACCTTTTGTATATCAATAGGTTTGACGTCTTTTTCTCCCAACCCTCAATATACGTTTCGTTCTGTGCCCCATAAAGATATTAGCCAATGAAATGTTGCGTATTTACCTAAATCAGCGATTACAGTTATTAGAGAAAAAGCAACTGACAAACGATATAAAAATATCATTGTCGGACTTCAAACTGAAATGGACTGGCACAAAATCGGAAGCGATAGAATGGGGATATGGATTGTTTGCCGCTAAAACGCTGAATTATGGCAACGCTACAATAAAAGAGGTTATGGCATTTGTCGAAACTGCCTTTGACATAGAGCTAGGCGACTATTACCGAACATATCTTAGCCTTAAAAACCGGAAGAAAGACCGAACGGCTTTTTTCACATTCATAATGGAGCAACTGCAAAAGCGCATGGATGATGATTTGTAAATAAGTACTTTAGCTGATTGAAAAACTACCAAGTTACTACCAACGTGGTAGTTTTTCTTTTTATACAAATGGAGCACATGAATAGGAATAAAAACTATTTTTCACCCCTAAAATCACCCTGAAAAAAATTTCAACCAAGTTGGTAGAACCTTGTATTTTTTATCTTACAGAAAGATGCAATTTTGCGGCAAATCAATTAGTTACCATTATGGAAATAATAACATTCGAGTCCAAAGCCTATAAGGAACTGGACAACAAGATTACCGCTATTGCCGATTACATCTTCAATCATGCGGAAATGGCAAAGCAAAGTGAAGAAGATATGTGGGTGGACAGCTATGAGGTCTGCACGTTTCTGAAAATAAGCGAAAAGACCCTACAACGCCTGCGGGTGTCGGGTACTATCGCCTATTCCAACATCAGGGGACGCTATTTCTACAAGGTCAGCGAGATACGCCGGATGCTGGAAGAACGCCTGATAAGGAGCAACAAAGAGAACATCGACAACCTGATAACCAACCACCAACTGTATGCTAAGGAAAGAGGAAATCTTAGAAAGAACAAGTAACGGGCTGGCGATATTCAAACACTACCTGCCCGGAAACTGGCGCATAGGTCGCAACTTCCTTAACCCGCTGTACGAGGACAGCAAGGCTTCCTGCAACATCTACTTCGACCGCCGGAGCAGCATCTACAAGATGAAAGACTTCGGCAACGACAGTTACAGCGGCGACTGTTTCTTCCTCGTGGGGCAGTTAAAGGGGCTGGACTGCAACCGGGCGGCTGACTTCGTGGAGATACTGGAAATCATCGACCGGGATTTAGGCTTGGGGCTGGCTTCCGGCACTCCTGTTTCCATTCCTCCGGCAACCGTCCACCGGACAGTATCGGGCAAAACCGAAGAAACACCCGAAAAGCCCGTCAAGCCCTACCAGTTCCGGGAACAGAAGTTTCCGCTTGCCGAACTGGTGTACTGGCAACAGTACGGCATCACGCCAGAACTGCTGGAACGTTACAAGGTTTGCTCGCTCCGGGAGTACAACAGCGAAACGGCAGAGGGCAAACCGTACACCTACACTTCATCGGTGGCAGAACCCATGTACGGCTACAAGGGCAAACAGCATATCAAGCTGTACCGCCCGTTCTCCACGCCCCGCTTCCTCTATGGCGGCAGCTTCGGCGAAAACTACTGCTTCGGGCTGGAGCAACTGCCAGCAAAAGGCGACACGCTCTTTATCACGGGCGGCGAGAAAGACGTGCTTTCGCTGGCGGCACACGGTTTTCACGCTATCTGCTTCAACAGCGAAACGGTGACTATACCGCCCACGCTGGTATATCGGCTGACATTCCGATTCAAGCACATCGTCCTGCTCTTTGACATGGACAAGACAGGCAGGGAAAGTTCATGCAAGCAGGAAAAACTGTTGGAAGAATTTGGAGTGAAACGCCTGCTCCTGCCGCTTCCGGGTACGAAAGAGGAAAAGGACATTTCCGACTACTTCAAAGCCGGGAACACCCGTGAAGATTTCCTGAAACTGTTTATCGAATTTTTAGACAACCTGTATAGCGACACATTGATTATGCTAAAATCGTGCGAGATAGATTTCAACAACCCGCCCGCCAAAGCGCAAGAGATTATTTCGGCGGGTGATGTTCCGTTAGGAACACAAGGCAACCTGTTCGGCATCACCGGGGGCGAGGGAACGGGCAAGAGCAATTATGTAGCCGCAATCGTGGCGGGCTGCATCTGCCCGGCTGGTGCGGAAGTAGATACGCTGGGAATACAGATAACCGCCAACGGCAGGCACAAGGCGGTCTTGCTCTATGACACAGAACAGTCGGAAGTGCAACTGTTCAAGAATGTAAGCAACCTGCTGACACGAGCCAAACAGCCGGACAAACCCGATGAACTGAAAGCGTTCTGCCTGACGGGTATGTCACGCAAAGAACGCCTGAACGCCATTGTGCAGAGCATGGATAAGTTCTACTACCAGTACGGCGGCATCCAGTTGGTCGTCATTGACGGCATCGCTGACCTTGTAAAGAGTGCCAACGATGAAACGGAAAGTGTGGCGGTGATAGATGAACTCTATCGGCTGGCGGGCATCTATAACACGTGTATTCTTTGTGTGCTGCACTTCGTCCCTAACGGATTAAAGTTACGTGGGCATTTGGGTAGCGAACTGCAACGTAAGGCGGCTACAATCCTTTCGATAGAGAAAGACGATGAACCCACCCAGTCAGTCGTGAAAGCCCTGAAAGTAAGGGACGGAAGCCCGCTGGACGTGCCGTTGATGCTCTTTGCATGGGACAAGGAAACAGGGATGCACGTGTACAAGGGTGAGAAGCCCCGTAAGGAAAAGGAGAAGCGCAAGGAAAGAGAACTGGTGAATGTCGCACGGGACATCTTCGGGCGGCAGACACGCATTACCTACATAGACCTTTGCGAGCAGTTGCAGCAGGTCTTGGACATCAAGGAACGTACCGCAAAGAGCTATATCCGCTTCATGCGGGAAAGGGACATCATCACCAAAGACACGGCGAACCAAAGCTGTTTTGTCATCGGGTCATATAATCTTCAATGGAACACAAGCCGCCCGTAGGCGTATGGGTCTTGTGTAATTTTAGGTGCTTGTGTCCTGCCCTGTTGTGATAACACGGCAGGATTTCTACTATTTACAAGGTTATTCCAGTGATTTTTACTACTTTTGCAAAAGTAACATAAGAAAATAACGGCGATTGAACAGCCTCGGTTGTGATTTCGTCTTTATATATAACATATACGTTCGCCGAACGTCCCAAAGCGAAAACTGGCACTTTTCAAAATGAGGGGATATTCAGCGCAGGATATGCTATGTTTTATCATAGCGTGGTCTTGCCTGTTTCCTCATTTGGGTATGCCAGTACCTCGCTTTGAAGCAGTGTAAGGTCACGCTTCTTTTTTAGGATATTGGTGGACAGTTAAATGCGGATTATTAAACTGTTTAATACCTAACAAGATGAAACAAATTAAAGCGCACATCGCCGTATCTCTTGACGGGCATACAGCCACTTTAGACCAAGAACTGGATTGGTTCCCCGATGAAGTAAAAACTATCATTGGCAAGCATTATATGGTTGTTGATAGCTTGCTAATGGGGGCGAACACCTATAACTACATCTTTGAACACTGGGGCGGGTGGCCGCACAAAAGCAAACGGTCTTTTGTGGTGTCACACTACGACACCAACGTAACACCAGACTGCGGCGTGGAGTTCCTGACCGAAGAACCGCTGCAAAGGATTTATGAGCTGAAACAGGAAACCGATATGCTGGTGGTGGGCGGCGGCAAACTGCTTACTTCGCTGATAAAAGCCGGATTGTTGGATAGCCTGACTATCTACACTGTCCCGGTCATGGTAGGCAAAGGCATCGGCTTTATCGGAGAAACCTTCGGCTCGCTGTGGAAGCTCTCGGAAAGCAGGGTGCTGGATAACGGGGTGGTCTGTTCGACCTACCTGTTTGGCGGGAACATATAAAAAATGCGCCCGGTTTCCCTCCGGGCGCAACCACTAAAATTTCAATTATTATAAGCTGTAAAACCTATCACAATGAAATTTCAGCGGCAAAGATAGGCTATTTCTTCGGTTTCGCTTTCTTTTCGGGGAATGAAAAACCGACATTGAACTGCTCGTCCAGTTCCAGCGAAGCATCGAAAGCCTTGCCGTTCTTGCCCTTGAAGCCCTTGATTAGC